TTCTGATGTACTTCCTGTTTATACCCAGCGTGATTGGTGCTATTATTGGAAGCGTCCTGACGTTGTTGCCTACGCAGAACGAGAGTTCGCAAAAGTCGGAGAAACGGCAAGAGCCCTCGATGTCCGATTATCGATGCACCCAGGCCAATTTACTGTACTTGCAAGCGACAACGAAGAAATAGTAGAACGGAGCATAGAAGAATTTGAATATCACACCGATGTCTTGCGCTGGATGGGATACGGCAAGTCATTTCAAGACTTTAAATGCAATGTACACATATCGGGTAGAAAAGGTCCACAAGGTATCAAGGACGCACTTAAACGACTCTCGCCTGAAGCAAGAAACACCATCACGATCGAGAACGACGAAAATGCATGGGGGATTGACGCCAGTCTCGAACTTGAAAAACATGTCGCACTTGTACTTGACATACACCATCACTGGTGCCATAGTGGAGAATACATACAACCCACCGACGATAGATATTTGCGCATAATTGATAGCTGGCGTGGGGTACGTCCTGTAATACATTATTCAGTATCACGTGAAGACTACTTAGTTGGTGCTGATGCTAATACACTACCTGACAAAGAATTACTATTAGAACAAGGCTACAAGAAAGCAAAACTTAGAGCCCATAGTGATTATATGTGGAATAATGCAGTTAATGACTGGGCATTAGAATTTAACAATACAGCAGATATTATGGTAGAATCTAAATGCAAAAATTTAGCAAGTATTGACTTGTATAAATATAAGAAAGCAAGGGAAGATTATGAGTTATTTGAACAAGATGTACGGACGTCAATCCAAGAACATACAAACGCCTACTGATAAAAATCCAAACCGTGTTACTGGCGGATTAAAAGCACAAGGTGTTGATCGCTTTACTATGGTGAGCGAAGATGGCTCTAATCACGAAGTTCCTACTATAGATTATGTACGTTCTTTGGAAGAACAGTCAAAAAAACAGCGAGCGGCTATCAATGTATTAGAAAGAAAGCTCACTCGCTTAGATACTGCTTTACAGCAGTTGCAAAACGCTATTACTAGCCGTTTTTAATTGCTTTTATAATATCAGCTTTATTCATACTAGCATTAGCTTTAATACCTTGTGCTTTAGCATGTATGAGTAAATTTTTCTTAGTCTGCTTATTTAAATCAATTGTAACAACTTTTTCTTTAGTTTTAGCATTTTTTTTCTGGGTTTTAGTTTTAGATGTCGGTTTCTCTTCCGGTGCTGGGATAGCAGCTTCTACAGCCGCTGGCACTGAAGGTCCAATACCTAAAATCTTCTTTAACCAATTTAACATAATTTTCCTCCTATAGGAATAATTATTTACTAAATACATTATAACGGAGATACAAAAATGGCTAGAAATTTATCAACAGCAGTGTATTCAGGAAGTTTGAGACTAGACAAAATTACTGGTTTGAGAGCTGACAAGAAAAGAGCTATTCCAGCAAAAAGTCTTTTAAAACAAGATATTTCATTACCACAAACACCACGTTCAATGAAAACAACCCCAAACGAAAAAAATGGAGCAAAGTACTAATGAAAAAATGGATTATTAGCAGACTAGGAGAAAGAACAACACTAGATGGCGCAGTTTTAGTAGGCGCAGGCGTTGCATTCTTAATTTTTAAACCAATTGCTAGTTTAGTAGCATATGCAGCTATTGCGTATGGTGCTTGGACTATTTGGAAGCGCGAAGACTAAAGTTTACCAATTGGCGTAGAGCTAGAAGCAGACATATTCCATATTTGTTTCTTTTCTACGCCTTTTTTCTGAGCAAATTTCTTACTATCGCAGTTCTTACATACGTGAAAGTAGTTATTACTTAGACGTTTAGGATCCATGCTGCCTCTTAGTCTTTCAAATTCTACGTCACAATTGTCACATCTAAACATGCATACAGTTAAATCACGCTTATAGGCGTGTTCCTTGCCGGTTTTGCTTTTACGAATATGCCTGGTTTGCTTCGTATATTCTTTAATAAACATAACTATATTTACATTAAGATTATAAAATCATACGATAAATACAAACAATAGAGAGGAAATCAATGAATATTTGTACACTTACAGACGCTGCCCAAACAAGAATTAATGAACTTTGCAATGAAAATGAAGCATTTGCAGTTACTTTAAACGTAAAAGGCGGCGGTTGCGCAGGGTTTGAATATGATTGGCAACTCGTTAACGATAAAAGTGATGTTGAAGATGATGATGAATTTATCAGCGAAAACTTTTTAATTGGTTCAACAAGCCTTATGTTCTTGTTTGGATCAATAATCGACTATAAAAAAGACATTATAGGATCTATGTTTGATATACAAAATCCTAACGCACAATCAGCATGTGGCTGTGGAGTAAGCGTGAATTTTAATATGGATAATATTCCACAGTTTTAAGATAATCGGAGCATTTAAAAATGGCAAAGCAAGAAATTGATATTGGTGTTGAAGGTAATGACGGCACAGGCGATAGTATTCGCGAATCGTTTCGTAAAGTAAATGAAAACTTTAATGAAATTTATGCAGTTTTTGGCGAAGGCGGCCAAATTACATTTACATCATTAGGAGATACTCCTGAATTTTTATCACCTAGAACAATTCCACTAGTTGATGATGCAGCACAAAATATTGATCTTGTAGCATTAAAAAGTGATGCACAAGAAGGTGCAGGTGAGCCAGACAGTGTTTTAATAAGTTATGACCAAGCTGGTTACATTATCTTAAAAACAGCATTTAGACGATTATCACAAGACCCTAAGCCAATTTTAGGACAGCCATTAGATGCTAGAGGCTCTGATTTAGCAGAAAATGCTATTGGTATTGCTTTAGGACCTAAAAGTATAAGTGAAGATGCTGTTGTTAAATTTAATAGTATTCACGATGGTGATAATATAACTATTGACGATTTAGTTATTTCTAAAGGTTATGCAGACAGTAGATATATTGCAGGCGACTTGCCTATACGTTTAGAGGATGAACCAGTAAATGCATCTGAATATACCTTAACTATTGAATCTTACGACAATGGCCGTATTAATTTAAGCGATCACGGATTTGATAGAACTGTTAACGGAACACCGTATGTTTTTAATGCTGAAGATAATGATCCTTCAAACTTAACTAGCGGTGTTACATATTACTTGAGATACTATAACTCAAACCAATTAAGTATTCATGCTAGTGCAGAAGACGCAAAGGTACAAAGTCAAGCAACTGCTGATGCAAATAGAATATTAGCAAGTGGTACTATTGCAACTGATGATACACATACATTTTTAGATGCCGGTTATGATGAAAATTTAACAGGTTTCTTTTTATCAAATGAAGCGGTTCCAAGAAAAAGTCTAGTTCGTCGCCAAGGTGACACAATGACTGGACCATTGATTTTAAACGACAACCCCGGTGAACTTGCAGGGTTAACTTCTAGTCCAGAAGAACTACAAGCAGCAACAAAATTTTATGCTGACAATACTTCTTATTCAAGTATTAACAATTTATTTGTAAGTACTCAAGGAGATGATAGTATGCGTGGAGTACCAGCAGGAAAAGAAGGTACTTCATGGAACTATGCTTATGCATCAATAAATGCAGCAGCAAGACGTGCTGAAGAAATGATGAAAGCATCTGAAGCAGAACCTGGTCCTTATATGCAGACTATCACTAGAGATGACGGAGCAGCACCAACTACGGTTATTCCAGCAGGTTCTGGTGCTGAAACAGGTATTAGTGTACCTAGATTTTCTACTGCTAGACAACTTATAGATCTTAATAGACAGTACATTATTAGAGAAGTTACTGCATATCTAAATTATGCTTTTCCAGATTTCGATTATAATATAGACACATGTGAAAGAGATCTAGGACTTATACTAGATGCAATTTCTTTTGATATAAACAGAAGTGTAAGTGATGCGCAAAACAATGCAAACAGTTTAACTAGAAGAGCAGCTGAAAGATATTATGCAAATGCAAGTGGCCGTATTGCTATCACAAGACAATATAATGAGACTATTGCGGCAATTCAAAAAGCAAAAGATATTGTTGCGGCAATCTTAGTAAATAGACCATTACAACAAATAGCTATTGCAGGAATTACTAACCAAAGTATTGCAAAAGTAGAAACTAGTGTGCCTCATGGTTATCAGGATAAGAATATTGTTATTATTAAAGATGTAGTAGGATTGACAGAACTAAATGATAATCTTTATTATATCAAAGTAATTAGCAATACTGAATTTGAGCTTTTTAATGACATAGAATTTGATAGTCCTGTAGATACATCAGCATTAGGACTTGCTGTTGGCGGCGTTGTTGGACTAAGATATCAAACAGACGATACACAATATGTCGGAGGCACCAATGCAGTTGCATCAGCAATTAATGGTGTAAATGAAAAATTTGATCTAGTTGTAAATATCCTTACAAATGGTATTGATGCTGGTGCAGACGTTATATATGGTAGAACATATTATGTGTTGGTTGATCCAGGTAATAAAGATAGCACAGACCAAGCAATTTCAACAAACAGAGATGTTATACCAGGAAAAATTATTGTTGGTAAACTATCAGGTGCACAAGGTAGAGTAGTAAATTATTATGCATCAAATGATCCAGCAAATCCAGAAGGTAGCGGCAATATAGATGTTATTGAAGTTAATATACTAAAACCAATAGATTTTGTTGCAGGAGAAGGTATTGAATATGGTAACTTTGTTAATCGTAGACAAGTTACAATCTTTATCGAATCAGGTCAATATGAAGAAGACTATCCAATTAAAGTAGCAGCAAATGTGTCTATTAAAGGTGACGAATTTAGACGAGTAATTATACGTCCTAAGAATCGTGTATCGCAATCTCCTTGGGCTAAAACTTACATCTATAGAGATAGAGAATTTGACGGACTTACTGTCAGTGAAGCTGGTGCAAGATTCTATAACCAAACAAACGAATTCCAAGGTCATTTTGGATATCATTATTTAAGTAATCCAGAAAAACCTATCAACACAGGACCGACTGTTATAAATCCTGGAAGATATGATACTGCTGCGGCCATTTTACGAGAAAATAAAGGATTTATTGTAAACGAAACTATTTCGTATATTAATAACAATAGTACTGATATATTATATGATCATGAAAAATTTGGTGAAGACTTAGAAGCAATCATTACGGGTATAACATATGATATGGTGCTAGGTTCAAATTATAATCAAACATATTACGGACTACAATATTTCCAACGTGAAAAAAGTGATTGGACTGACAGCCAAGTACAAGCTATATGGGTAGACGGATTAACTGAAGCTAAAAGATTAGTAGGTGGTATTACTAGTGTTGCAAATAATGCAGGAGCATTAGCAGCTTGTAACAATGCTTTTGATGCTATCATTAACATAATTCAAAATGGTAATATTGATACTGATGATGGTGTAACATATCCATTAACATTTAATTCTATTTCGAGTTCTACAACCGATCGTATTAATGCAGCAGCACAATTACAAGCAAACAGAGATTTTATTGCAGCTGAAGCACTAGCTTATTTAGATCAAGTTTCGGGCGGAAAGTATATTAATACAGCAACTAGATTAAGAGATTATAAAAATCTAGTAGATGCAATGACATATGATATGATCTATGGCGGTAACTTTGGTGCAAGAGAATTTGCAAGAGGATTGTTCTTTGAAGAGAACGATCAGTTGCGTTTAGAAATTACAACTAGAGAAGAAACACTAACAACATTAGATAGGTTCTTACAGGTAGCAAAAGATGTAATAACTGAAACTACGGTTGTTAAAACTGAAGGTAATACAGAAACACAAGATGGAACAGGTACACCTGCAACAGGAGTTGAAGAAGCAATAGCAGAAGTAGTCATTACCAAAATTAAGACACAAATTCAAAACCAAAATACACTCGATCTAGGTTTAATTACATATCCAAGTTTAGTTGGCGCTGATCCAACTTTAGTTGGTATTAAGTCAGACATTGATGGTGCTTATACAACTATTGAACCTGCAGTAATTACATACCAAGATGCACAACCATCTGCATTGTTTAATTACCAAGAAGCAAAATGCCGTAGAGATACAGGACTTATTATTGAAGCATTAATTGATGATTTAACAACCGGCGGCGACGAACAAACAACAGAAGTACAAGGGCAATATCTAAACAGTTACATTTCTTTGTACAATAGTAATGGGTTTGGCGGACAAGAGTATATAACAAAACAAGCAATTCTAAACATTTATACTATTGTAGACAGATTATTCGATGGAGCATATGATACTGGATTGTATGAACAAAATTCAGGTGATGCAGATTTTATTGCACCAGATTTTCAGTATGGTACAGCTGAAGCAACTACAGACGACAAAGTAAATGCTTTAATTGCAAAAATAGTATATGCATTTAGAAGAGATTACAATCCACCGAAGCGCAACGATGAAATGGACTGTTTCTTAATGAATGATGCTACAATTTTACGTAACATCACTTGTCAGGGACACGGAGGATTTCTTTGTGTGCTCGATCCAGACGGACAAATTTTAACTAAGTCTCCTTATATTCAAACTGGATCTTCATTTAGTAAGAGTATAAACAGCAAGATTTTTGCTGGTGGTATGTTTGTTGATGCATATGCAGGTAATATTCCAGTTTACGTTCCTGAAACAATTGACCCAGATGGTGAAGGAGCAGTATCAGGTAAAACAAACAACTTTGAGCTATGGGTAAGATCAGAAGATGGCCAAGGCTTGTTTATTAGAGAGCCTCAATTACCATGTCCATTCTATGTAGAAGGTAGACGCTATCAAGTAAACGCAATATCTAATTATAGCCAAGGTAATGGATGGTGTAAAATTTATTTAGATGCAAGTTCTAATGAAGGTAATGGTTACCGCGAATCAGACTTTAATGAAAAAGTTATCACTATAAGTACTTCTCATGTTCCTGCACTTGGTGAACAAATACAACAGGCAAATTCAGGTGCATTTGGTGATGTGCAAGAAATTAGAAGTAATACTCAAATTGTTGTTAACAACATTGTAGGTACATTCACTACTAATGCTGCTGATACAATCACTGGAGCAGTTTCCGGAGCATACGGTGCATACCCTATAGCAATAACAGGATTGTTTGCAAGGAACTTATATTTGCAAACAGCTGGTAACCGTTCTATGCTAGGTAACGACTTTACACAGATTAACGATTTAGGATATGCTCTTGTTACTAATAATGGTGCGTTTTCTGAAATGGTTAGTATGTTTACATACTATTGTCATGCAGCATATTATGCAAAGAACGGGTCAGAGATTAGATCACTGAACGGTTCTAATGGTTACGGTAACTTTGGTTTAGTTGCTGAAGGTGCTGATCCTAACGAGATTCCAGATCAGATTACTTATGGTCAAAGTATGGCATTTCCAGTTAAGAGTTATACTTTCTTAAATGGAGCAACGAATACAAATATCGCAGCTGAAAATGCAATATTTGTTACAGATGCATTCCACCCACCGCAACCAAATTCAATTGTAGAAATTGATCACGGAGGATCATTAGGTATTCTACGCTATAGAATTAGTGCAGTTAACGAAGTAGATACTGCTCCTGCTCCTGCTCCTACAGGTGGAGTCTATAACAACACTGTATATAGATTACAATTAGCTGGTACACCCGGTGGTGAAAACGGAGAGTTTTTTAGTTCATTACAAGATACTATAGCTAATGGAACTTTTATTAATTTTAGATCAAGCGAAAGTCATATTTTAACAGGAGTAAGAGATAAAGATAGGCTTGTAAATAGACCTTCAACTGCTATTAACTTTGACGAAAGTGACGGGATTACTTACAGATCAATTAGTTTTTCAGGAAGCGACAACT